TCATTGCCTCACGCATCAAGCCACCACGGTTTGACTCACCGGGTGAGCCATATGCCAAGGCCCGAAAGTAGTCTGACTTGCTAATCTGATCGGTAATTGTAAAGGCTAACTCAGCAGCCAGTGAGGTGCGGAGAAGGCGCACAAAGTAATTTGGCATTTTGCTTTCATCGATTGTACCTTGGTAGTCGATAAAGACCTTCTCGAAATTTGTGTATAACTGATCGCCGTAAACTTCCCATCCATACCGGACGGGGTTTTCGCCAATACCAGCGCTTGTAAATAAGGCTAAGACACCAGAGAGCATATCTCCCGGCATCTGATAGGCATACTTCCATTCATCGATAGGAGCAGTAGACAGCCGATTTAGCTGCACCTTTTTAACGCTCCAACTCCATTGATAGTTTGAAAGCAGCGAGTCACGGAGATCTGGATAAAGTCGATCACAAGCCTGGGCTGAATCAGATCCTTCTGTAAAAGAAGAAATGGGCGAAGCGCCCAACAGTATCAGAGCATCCGAGCAGATCGAGAGTGAAGTATCACCAGCAGCCATAATCGTTCTCCGTAAAGGGTAAAGGGGGCCAGTGGGTCCAGCCCCCTCTTTCTTTAGATTACTGCCGTTGTGATAACGCCAGAGGTGTTGGTGGCGACAAGCGTTTGACCGCCATCGCTACCGTATGTGTAGATCCAATCACCAGTAGTGATAAGAGCTTCAACTGTGTTGAAATAGCCAGAGCCAGCGATAGCAGCTTTGTTGTCTGTAGCAGACTTGTAGCTGTAAATAGCTGGAGCATTGCCGCTTTTAGAAGCGCCAACTGTTGCCCAATTTGCTGTTGCGAATGCCATGTCTTATTCTCCTTATTCAGTGCAAGAAATTTTGACAATGCCTTCGCCGTCAATTGAGACGGAACCAGCAGAGAACATGGAGCTAACCAAGAACGATGTCTTTTCTGGGACATAGTTGACTTCGGTTTTCTGAGCCATCGACTCAGCATAGCCCATCGAATCTTTGTGCCAGGCAAAGCAAGTACGAGTAGAAGGCTTAGGAATACCGCCTTCGTCACGGTCGCCCATTGTCAAGATGTTGAAGCCCATGAATGTGTTGATCTCACCTTGGACCAAAGCCTTTACCGCAGCAAAGTCTTGGCTAGTGATCTCTTGTTCACCGAGCAACGAATCGAGCTGTGTTGCGTGCATCAACAAATAACGGCCCTCAGAAGGTACGTTCTTCTCATTAAGAGCTTTTGCTGTTGCGCGTAGCTTCTCGATGTTCATGTCTGTGTTACCACCGGGGCCAACTGTTGTTGCAACAGTGGATGTGCCAGAAGCAGCATTAAGAGCATCGATCATGATCTGATCCATGCGGCGAGCAATAGACTTAGATACTACTTGAACCAACTCAGAGCGCTCATCGAAGTTGATGTGCGATTGCTGGAAGATGTCGGAATATTCTGCTGCGATGTAATCTTCCATCGTTGCAGTTACCTGACCGTAAGTTACGTTCAGTGGTGTGACATCAGTTTGTGGGACGCGAAGTGTTGCAACACCTTTCCCGATTGTCGGGAACTTTACAGTGTTACCAGCTACTCCGCTGCGTGTCCGCATCGTGCCGCGAAGCAACGATTCGGCTTGATACGCCTGTTTGACCTCAGAATCGAAAAGATCAACAAACGCGGTTGAGACGTTAATCGCCATTTGCAAAAACCTCCTTTTGCGTTTCAACTAAACGCTTCCGTTATCCGAGGTTCGGGCGGTCGCTTGCGCGTTATGGCCGCGCCAACCAGTAGATTACTACATCCAACGGGCCGAGCACGGTTAGCCGTTAAGGCTAAAATACACGCAAGCGATATTTATTGCAAGTACCTAACCGTTTTGTTGCGATTGGAACCATTTTTGCTCCATCTGAGTGCGCCAAGCGGCATCACTTTGCCAACGAGGATCAGATATAGCAACCTGCAAGTCTTGCTTTGTCATGCTATCTTGCTGGATCGTAGGCTTGATCGGGATGTTTTCATTCGTGATTGCCTGGTGATACTTGAGGAAAGCATTGATAGAGTCAGCATTGTTCAATGAATATGCTATCGCTTCACGTTCTGAATTATTCAAAGGAGCCTTCATCAAGATCCGCTCAGTCATTTGAATCTTCTCAGAAGCATTAGTGCCAAGTTTTTGCATTTCAGCGCGTTGATCGTACTGCACACTTTCTTGCTCATCTTTTGATAGGGCAAGGACACGGCCAGCGAGATCCTCAAAGGCATCCTGGCTAATCCCGTTTTCTTTAGCCCACTCCTGATATACGGAGACAGTCGGATCTTCAGCGTCCAAACCCTGATCCGCAAGTGCAGATACATCATACTGCTCCGGTGCTTTATGCTTTCCGGCCTTAAACTTCTTTTCAAGCTCCGCATAACTTTTTGCCAGCTTCTCAACATCAGGACCGTCCTCATCCCAAAACTTTTCTGGATAGTAATCTGGGCGCTCTAGCGGCTCATCATCACTTGCCGCCTGTGGTTCGCCCTGTGGCTGTTCGTGAACTGCGACAGGCTCATCCTGCTGGGGAGCCTCCGGTTCTGCCACGTTAATCATTGGAGCATCAGCTTCCACTTGTTCTGCCATTGCTTCAGCCATTGTTTGACCTTTCTATTCTTTTCTCAATCATGCGAACCATCTCAGCCATGCCCGTCCTCACATAGCCGAAACTCGCATCTTCTCCTGGAAACCAAGTCGGTTGCTCAATAGTAATACTGCGCAAATGACTTAGTACACGCGCCCCCTCCGTGCTCTTAAACACTTTGCCATAGATCATATCTATATCTGCGGCCTTTGGAGCTTCACTTGTTGCCTGGGTTAAACCTTCCCAGCCATCGGGTGAACTCATTGCATCGCCTCCATTGTTGCTCCACCATCGTTAGCAGCCGGTGGCCCTTGTTCAGCCATCATTGCTTGCTGCATCTGTTGCATCTGCATTTCCTGCTCCTCTGGTGTAGAGAGCAAGTCCTGCTTGATGTTCATTCTTTCCGCGATAAACGCTGCTATCCTTGGAATGGATAATGTCATCTGACCTTGTGGGCCGAGAGCATTTGCAATCTGCATGAATTGCACAACATCGTTTACTTCTTGTAACTTCTGAGCCTGGGCCAAAGGAGCAACCGGCGTAACTTTTACCTCAACGCCGTTCACCTTGAGCGGGAGATCGATGTAGCCTTGCTGATCCAGGATAAAAAGAATCCGAGATACCAATGGAACCATTGTCTCATCAATCAATCGACCAAACGCAGAGCCAAGGTTAGTTGCCAGCTCACGGGATCTTTCAGCGATCTCAGTAGCAGAACGAGCCGACATATTGTCCGGCGGCAGCGTATCGTCCATCAAGATCTTCTTCACGTTCATGCGCAGATCATTCATTACAATCTGGCTGACATTAAAGTCACCGGCCCTTGGGAGAGGAGCCAGTGACGCACCCTGCGGTCCACCGTTTCGAGCAACGCCGATAATAGACCCAGGCTGTATCTTGATGTTTTGAGGATTGAGAACGCCATCATCTGCCGCTGTATATACGCCAGAGATAGCCAAAGATGCGTTCTTCAGAACCAGCTCAACAGTTTTGTTTAACGTCTTGATGTCAGAGATAGCAGTAACCAAAGGACCACGGCCATAGATCTCACCGGCAACCTTCATGTATCGAGCAACGATAAACGGCGAAGACTTCATTGTGCGATATACAAGCTCTTGTTGCTTGTGAGGCCAGAGCACATGATAGCAGTAAATGCCTTGCTCATAGTCGTAGATCACAGCATCCATAAGTTCGATTTCTTTGGAAGGTGAATTTGCTATTGCTTCTGCCAGCTCCGTTGTAATTTCAGCATCAGGAAACTCTTGCGGTATCGCTTCCGCCTTCATTCGCAATTTGCGATATACGTTATCGACATTGCCAAATGTGCCTTCTTCAATAGCTACAAGATACTGTGGGATTGGAGTGAAGCGAATAGGTGTAGTTTCATTACCAGGCGTCACCATCATAACGGCAGTACCAACGCAGAGATCCAGCAGGAACTCGCCCATCGCCAGATCAAAGTTAGTCTGACGCAATGTTTCAAACATACGAGTTGTATATGCGTCTAGCGCAGATTGCGCCTGTGGCTGTTGTTGCTCTGGAATGCCAGTGCCAGCCTCAAGGCGACACCATTCTTTTTGCGGTGGGAACAATCCAGCCTGGATGCGATTGGCAAAACGCTGGGTAGCGTGAATGGCTGTTGAGTCAAAGACCCTAGACATCTTACCCTTACCGGCCACGCCGCCCTCATAGTAACCTGAATACAAGTTGCGCTGCGGTAAAGCGAACTCATAACAGTCCTCATAGATTGAGCGCCATTCGTCCTTACGGGCCTGAGCTTTAGCCTCACGTTCAATGATATCTTTTACATTCAGCCGAGCCATCTAATTATCCTTTTTTATTGCGCTGGGCGAAGTTACGCGCTGCCTCAACAGATCCAAACCCCCATGCCTTCAAGGCCAGAGCCTTTCTAGTAGGCCGACCCTTTTCATCTTTCATCGGACCCTTCATTCCGGCGAACCTAGCAGCGAAGCTGACACGCCGGGGATTGGTCCCCGTCTTTACTGGAGCCTTTAGATTGCCACCCTCTTTTGCCTCAAAGTGCCTGCGACCAGCTTCATTCAAGCCGCCCTTGGGGTTTTGAAACTTCTTAGCAACCATAACGGCCTCCTATCGGCCAATGCGAATGTTTGCCGTTCCGCTTGTAAATTCACCAGTCTTGAAGCCAGCACGATACAGAGCAACGCCGGACGGTTCAAAGCCATAGGTTTCGATTGGGGATGTGAATGTATCAACATCACGCGCGGTACTATCCGCATTGGCTGGGTCAAAGCTGCGCTGAACTGTGACAGTGCCAACAAATGTCCCACTTACGGAAAAGTTAAAGTCCTTTGTGGAGTAGATCCAGTCAGTGAAAGTGTCCTGAGCTGTCAGGCTTGCCTCAACGACACCAGTATCTTTTGGAAGAACAGCCATTTATTTACCCTTCTTTTTAGCTTCTTGTTTCTTTTCGACACGTTGCATTGTGCCATAAACATAGGCTTGCTTACGCTCACCCTTTAGATTTAGACGCTTTGCGCTTAGGAGCAGCCTTCGGTGCAGCTTCTTTGGCATTAGGCTTCTCCTCTTTTGCAGGAACTTTTGCCGCTTTCTTTACGTCATAGACTTTTTGGAAATCTTTAATCTTAGTCATTATTCAACACCTAACTTAGTTTTTTGCGGACCTTCTTGACGAGCGGGAGAAAACAATAACCTCATGCCACCAGTGCGGCGCAACCGCCGGCGAGACTGAGCACCCTGCATCTCTGCGCGTTCCTGAGAGGTAGCACGTTCCTCTGCCCTGGCTTGAGCAGCCTGAGCATCTTTCTCTGCTTGAGTTGGAGCCGGGCGACCGCCACCACCAAATAATCCAGACATATTAAAACCTCACCATCATGTAATAGTCCGACCCCTCTGGGCCAAACCTTCTCATAATGCTTTCTACCTCAAAATGCAGTGCTTTGGCAAACCTAAATGCGGTATCATTTTCGACTTTTACCGAGATTTGTAGCCTTCTGACCGCATAATCACGCAAAGCGCTATCGGTTATGGCCCTAGCCCCACGCACAAGCGATATCGCGTGACGATCAAGATCCTTGCTGGGAACCATCCACATCTCAGCCAGACCCGTCCAGATGATCCTAATGCCAAAGACAGCGATCACTTTGCCCTTACCAATCGCGGCCCAGCTCCAGCCATCAGCGGAATTATCCCATATGTAATCCAGATAGCCGGGAATGTGTTTCATGTATTCGATGCTATCGTCAGTAAGGCGCAATCTGGAAATATGTTCATAACGCAGCGGAACAATGTGCTCGTCCTGGCTCATTCGGAACTGAGGAAGCTGCACTATACCCATTAGAAGATCTCGAAATCAGTGCTTGCATTGAATGTCTGACCGCCAGCAAAGGTTGTGCCGTAGCTACCGCGCCGCAATCGCCGCTGCTCACCACCGCCGAGCATAAGGTATCCAAAAGCATCACCACAGTGTGAATGCTCATTCTTCACCGGCGCATCCTTAAACCGCTCCTGCCCAGCGCCCATAGACACACGCTTGAAGAAATAGCCACCGCTCAAAGATTTCCGCAGCCGCAAACATTTTTTGTTAACGAGAAGCCCAGGTTTACCGCTAACCAGTCGGTTCATAGGAGCCGCAGCGGCCTCACGCCTTACATTGAAAGCATTGCTATCGGTCGGCTGGGCCTTAAACCCAATAGACTTCAAGTGATCGAAAGCAGTAACCTCATAGATCTCATCGCGCTTGTTACCGGCTGGGTCTCCCCAGATCTGCACCTCGGCCTTGTCAAAACTTGCAGCGATCTTGCCTAGAAGCTCCTGACCAAAGCGCTCAAGCCCCATGTCAAACGTCACCAGCTCATCGAGGATCTTCCACGCACCGCCAGATGTTCGCTGCCCAAAGATAGCCGCCGGTGTCAAACCAAAGTCAACGCCGATCTGTAGCGGGTATTGCGGATCATATTGCACATCCGCAGACATCATTTCATCGTCATACTCCGGCCAAACCGGCCTACCTTCCTGCACGAAGGTAAACTTGCCCTCTGCATAGCACCTAATCCAGTCAGCATTCTTACCGCCTAGAAGCTGCTCATAGTAACCATCCGGCAAATGCGTCTTGTTCTCCGCAGAAGGATTAACCATCCACCACTTGCCACCGGAAAATACAAAACCATTTGCTTCCGGGTTCTCTGGTAGATCCTTGGCAGACACCTCCAAGACACCACCTGGCTGACGAAAGAACTTCCACGGGAACCGGCCACCGATAGGGTTCTTCTCTGACAGCTCATGCCACCAGTGATCCGCATCGGGCGGGTTAGTATCCATAATAATCCCGTACCAGGACGCACCACCATCGGATTTGGTAGGATAACGGCCAACGCGGTGAGTCAAACCATCGATCACAGCCTTTGGTAGCTCTCTGGCCTCATTCACCCACGCACCAGTTAGCTCCAATGACAGCAGCTTACGCACATCTTGTGGCGTAGAAAGGGCCATGAATATAACTTCACAGTCAATACCAGGGGCATTATCTCTGCTGGGGAGTTTAAGATGGTGGGTAATAGGCGGTTGCCAACGCATCGGACCCCATACATCCTCTGGAAACAACTCACCCCATGTCTTGATCGTAGTTGTTCTAAGCTCTGGATAGGTGTTGCGCACAATCACAAACCGGGAATACCGAATGCCATCACGCGGAGAAGGCTTTTGCTGGACAGCTTTTAACATAATCTCAGCAGCACAGCCGTATGACTTGCCCGATCCCACCGGACCCATCAGGCCGCGAACAAAAGACTTATCGTGTAAAAACTTCCAGACCGTAGCAGACTTAGAGAAATCCAAGTTCATGCTGGGGAGATCAGTCATCGTCAGCCTCATATGTTGTGGTGATCTCTGGACCCTTCATGTTGATCCCAATGATCGAAGGCTTGTCCACGTTCTTCTCTACATCGAGCAAGCCACTAGCCTTAGCCAGAACACGCA